AAATATATAACAATAGGATTTTATGCATATAATTATTATATAAAAAAGTTAACAAAAAAATACATAATAAAAAATATACCATATATAGAATTAATAAGTTCAAATTTAAAAATAGATGGATTACAAATTTATAAAGAATTAAAATTAAAATATAAAAATGTAACAATAAAACAATATAATCAGTTTTCAGGTTATATAGATAATAAAATAGAATATTATGTAAATAATAATTTAATATTAATATTATATGGAAATTACAATAGATGTATTTTATATAAATATTCAAAAAAAGAGAAAATATATTATGGAACATTTACAATAACAATAATGTATTTATTATTTTTTTATTATTATAATTTTGTAAACAAAAATAAAGAATATAGCAAGTTATATAAATATTTAATAGGAAAATTATTTTTAATAAGAAATAAATATTTAATAAGAAATAATATAACAGTAATTGATGTTTCACCATTTCAAGAATTTACCATAGAATGTATAGGTAAACATTTAGATATTAAAAGAAATTATTTAATACAAAATTTAAAAAAATATAAAGAAAGAAAACAAGTATTATTTAAATATTTACCTGATGAAAAAACAATAAAAAATCCGATACCTAATATAGTTTTTAATAATACATCAGGAAATATAATAACACAAAAACAAAAATATATTATAAATGTTTAATATTCATTAACATCAGATTCATAATCAACTTTAGATTTATTATTATTATTAGATAAAAATAATATTTTATTTTTAATAACATAATCATTTTTAATAGTATAACTGGTATTAATTTTAATATATTTACTTCTTTTATCAATTATTTTAATAATTTTATTAATTTCATCAATATGAGTTCTATAATATAAAACTTGTTCCCAAGTATTTTTTAAAATTGGTAATATAGAACTAAAAAATAGATTATCTTTTAAAATACTAACATTATGTGTTTCTTTAACTTTCCAATATATTATTTTATTAAAATAATAATCTTTATAAATATCAGGATATAAAGTTTCACAATTATTTAAAGTATTAAAAATCCATGTATTATATTCATCATTATTCATATTTAATTTAGGAGGATAAATATATTTACTTTTCCATTCAATTAAGTCATCTTTATCATCAGGAGTAAATATTTTAGGAAAGTATTGTATAATAATACCTTTTTTTATTTTATTATCAATATCTATTTTAACTGATTTTAATTTTTTTGTAAAATTGTCATTTGGATTATCAATATCATCATTAATTGTATGAATAGTATCATTACATTTATCATTTAAATATTCTTCTCTATTTTTATATTCAATTATTTTACATTGCCAAAAATCACATATATCTAATTCACAACATATTAATTGTTGTTGAACTTGACAAAAATAATAATATGGACATATATCGCCAACTATTTTACCTTCTTTTGTTATATCACGTGTTACAGGACATTTAATTTCTACCATTGTACCATATTTATCTGAAAATTTATTATCTAATGTATATTTAGAACATATACCATCTGGTGATGCTCCCAAAAAATCATATTTTTCAGATGGTAATGCACCAAATAAATGGACTTGTACATTATAAATATGTTGATATATTAATGTTGCTACATCTTCATATTTTTTACCATGCGCAACAGCATTATTATCTTTAAATGGATAATTAGGATCACATTTTTTTTGAATAAACTTTTCAAATGGTTCATATGGATTTTCATCAATAGCAGTAGCAGTATCAGAAGCAGTGATTCTATTATATCTATAATCATACCATTCTTTAGTTCTTTGTTCTGGTTGTGGTAAATTTTTTAATTTATTAAAAATAATATCAATATTTTTAAATTTATCTGGAATTTCAATATTGTTACTCATTTTGTTAATAATATAATAAAAATTGTATTTAAATAATAATTTATTCAATATTTTGTTGATAATAATATTTACCATTAATATATTTTAATTCAGTTATAGATATAATTTTACCATTATTTTCATCATATAATACTTTTTTCTTTTTTGTTAATTGTTTATTTTTAACTAAATTAATTAATACTTCAATTAAATTATCTTTTTCAATAGAATCATTAATATTTAAATCATTAATATATTCTTTAATTTTTAAAAATTTATGAATAATATTTAATTTAACCCAAGGTTTTTTATATAAATTAATATCATATTCAATAATTTCATTTTGTAAATCTGATTCTTTATTTGTTAATGATTCTGAGGATACTAAATTTTCATTATTATCAATGATAATTTTATTTTGATTAATTAATAATATATCAATCCATTTATTATTATCATATAAATTATTTTTAATAATATAATTTTTAATATTATTATAATAAATTAAATCTAGTTTATTTTTAATATTTTCCATTATATATATTAATCTTATTTTATCTTTAAAATCTTTATATATATATTATGCTTTAATTTTAATTTAAATATAGAAAATATATTATATTATAATATAATATAATGGATAATGTAAATACAACACAAGTAAATAATGAAGAATTTAATAATGATTTATATATGGAATTATATGCAGATTTATTTGCATATAGATTTTATTTATTAGATATATATCAAAATGAAATTGAAATAATAAAAAAATTAAAAATAAAAGTATTTAATTTAGGTTATCCAATAAATTCTATTAGTTTAATACTTTATAATTTTTATAAATATTATAATATTGATGAAAATGTATCATTACAAGATATTGAAAATGTTGTAATATTAGTTTTATTACCTGCTATATCTGATGAAAATAATTTATATAATATGGATAATATTAATGAATTATTAATTAATATTTTAGGAAATAATAATAATGAAGAAGAAAATAATAATAATGAAGAAAATAATAATAATGAAGAAAATAATAATGAAGAAACTAATAATAGAAATACAAACATATATAATATAGAAAATGTGAATGATTTATTTAGAAATATATTTGAAAACAATGAAAATAATAATAATAATTTGTTATCAAATATTGTGGCAAGAATAAGAACAAGAATAAATAGACCATTAGAAGATGTAAAAATTACATTAGATGAATCAGAAATAGATAAATTAATAACATATACATTACCAGAAACATTAGAAGAAAAATGTGTAATATGTATAGGAGAATTAGAAAAGGGAAATGAAATAATGGAGTTACCATGTAAACATATATTTCATTGTGAATGTATAAAATCATTATTATTAAATTATGATTATAAATGTCCAGTATGTCGTCATGACATAGGTAAACATAAAATAAATATTTAAATTTTAGATTGTGAAATTAAATTAAATAATAATAAAATAACACCAATAAAAATAACTAATAAACAAAATGCAAATTCTCTATCTGGATTAGAATAAATATATTTTAATGGATTTTTAAGTTTAAAAATATATTTAAAAATTACAATAATTAATTCTCTAATTGTAACTAATATATATTCTAATGGTTTTTTATGTGGTAATTCATAATAAATAATTTCATTATCATTAATATCATATTCTTTATATTTTTTATTATTATTATTATTATTATTTATATTATTTTCGTTTACAGTTTTTTCTTTATTGGGTTTTTTATTAACTTCTTTAAAAACTAATTCAACACCATTATTCATAATAAAATATAATAGAATAAAAAAAATTGAATTAAAAATAATTTTTTATATAATGTAAATATTATATAAAATGTTATATTTAACGTGTCCAACATGTGGGTATTTTTTAGGATTAAAAACAATTGAATATGAAGATAAAAAAGCTGCTATATGTGCTAATTTATCATTAAGTAAAGAAGATAAAGAAAATGAATTAAGTAAATTATTATTAAGTTTAAATATAAAACGTTGTTGTTGTAAAATGCGTATGATGTCGTATAAAGATATAGTTCAAGACCTATTTATACCACCACCAGTAAATACAGAATAAAAATTGAATAATAATATTTATAGAATTATTTTTATTAATAAATAAAAATGACAAATTATATTAATGAAGGTTTTATAGTTAAAAATACGGAAGGAACAGATGAAGTTGTACAAATACCTTATAATTTAAATAATATATTAATAACAGAAGCAGATATAATAAATATATTAAATAAATTTAATGTAAATGTAAGTAAAATAAATAATTTATCATATTTTATAAAAGCATTTACTCATAAATCATATTATAAAAAAGATTTATATCCACAAGAAATATTAGAAGCAGCAAAACAAGAATTAGGAAATCCACCAGAATTATTAGAATTACAAAATGATAGTTATGAAAGATTAGAATTTTTAGGAGATAGAGTATTAAAATTAATAGTAAGTTTCTATTTATTTAATAGATATCCAACAAAAAGTGAAGGATTTATGACAAGATTACAAACAAAAATAGAAGATAAAAAAAATTTGTCAATAATGTCAAGAGAAATAGGATTAAGTAAATTTTTTATAATATCAAAACAAATAGAATTAATGAATGGTAGATATTTAGATAAAATACATGAAGATATATTTGAATCTTTTTTAGGAGCACTATTTTTATCAAATGGATTTGAACCATGTATGTATTTAATTACAAATTTATTAGAAACATTAATTGATTATTCC